GTGTATGAAGCTGCTAAAATTAAAGTTGGTGGCATGAAAGACGAGCCAATGGTGGTTAAACATGGAATTGAGCAAGACGAAGCGGAAACAATCTTTGGAATCCTTGAAACAGCGGGTGCTTTCCAATCCTACACTATTGCAACCTCGGCTAACTAAATACATCCCACACAAACCCACACCGAAACAGAAGGCGTTTTTGTTGTTACCACATTTGGAAGCATTTTTCGGTGGCGAACCGGGCGGTGGAAAAACGGATGCGTTGCTGATGGGCGCATTGCAGTACGTTGACGTGCCCGGTTACAACGCCATTTTATTTCGGCGCACCTATGCCGACCTAGCGTTGCCTGATTCATTGATGGATCGGTCGCACCAATGGTTGACCACAACTGACGCACATTGGAACGGTGTGGACAAAACGTGGCGATTTCCAAGTGGCGGCAAGTTAACGTTTGGGTATCTGGAATCTGAAAAACACAAATACCGGTACCAATCAGCCCAATTTCAGTATGTCGGATTTGACGAAGTCAGCCAGTTTTTAGAGGGTCAGTACACGTTTTTATTTTCCCGGTTGCGTAAAACCAAAGATTTGCCAGTGCCATTGCGGATGCGGTCAGCTTCCAATCCACCAATGACCACAGACGGTCAATGGACCAAGAGCCGTTTTGTCACCAACCGAAAATCAGACGTCGTTTTTTTGCCGTCAGGTTTGGAGGACAACCCACATTTAGACACCGACCAATATTTGAACACATTGGAACATTTAGACGACAGCACACGGGCGCAATTATTTGATTGGTTCGCCACCATCGAAGGTCTGGTGTATGCCAATTTCAATCAGGGCAACATTACGGACGAAGATTTCGACCCATCGTTGCCAGTCGAAATTGCCATTGACGACGGGTATTATCCAGACCCACGTGCGACTTTATTTATCCAACGCCATCCCAACCGGATTGTCGTATTTGATGAATTTTATCAGTACAAAACATTGGAAGAAGAAACAGTTGATGACATCGTCAATTATGCTGACAAATTGCACCAGCAGCGCATTGATTATTTTTCATCCAACGGCCACGAACCGGACCGTGATTTAGACCGCATGCGTCGTGTGGAATTGGCGGTCGTATCGCATGAGGCACCTGATTTGCGCCATCGTTTGAGAAAGGCCGATATTCCAGCCCGGAATTGGTTGGCAAAAAAATCACGCAGTGAACGCAGTACCCGTGTGGCTGCATTGAAACGTACCCGTGCTTTGATTTGTGATTCAAAAAAGAAACGAATCATCCAAATTAACAAACGCTGCACGAATTTAATTTGGGAAATCACAGAAGGATACCGGTACCCTGAAGGTCGAAGGTTGCGTGCAGATGACCGGCCTGAAGATGGTAACGACCATGCCTGCAACGCATTGGAATCTTGGGTATGGGCACGTATGCGAAGGTCGTCATGACACAATCGAAGTTAAGCTACCTCAAGCTGAGATTAGTTAAGCAAAACAAGCTACCTCAAGCTGAGATTAGTTAAGGTGTAACATGGATTTAATCAAAGCATTGCAGTTTGCCACATGCGTCACTGTCGTTATTATTTTGTTGGCATTTTTGGTCGCATTTTTTTATGAATTTTTGATGACGTTACGGGAAATTAAAAAAATGGGAGATGACGATGATGATTGATTTTTCCAATTTGATAGCATATGTCGGGATGGGATTATTCGTCGCATTCGTGTTATTGGTGGTCATTGGTTACAGTTGGGCAATAATCAAGTACCACAAACAGGAGCGCAAAGATGACTGATGAAACCACCAAACGGCAAATCTTTGACAAACTGAAGGAAAAAGAGCAAATCAACGAACAATTTGATGCGGATTTGTTGTCACTGACCTATTATGCTGACATGGAAAATAACGAATTAGGTCGTGCTGTTCAGATGTTATGTGACATCCACCAATACGATTATGTTTTTTCCAGTGATTTCAATTCAGCGGTGCGTAAAGAAATAATGGGCATGGCACAGATGTTCCGGGAAAATACAGACGTCATCGAAGAAGAAATTGTCACCAAAAGCAAAGTGAAAAGATTGCGTTGGAAAAATGCGTGAACGAATCCGCAAATTTTATGGTCAATTGGTGCCGTTTTTGGTCCGGTTCAAAATCGCATTCGTCAATGTTGTCTATATCCTGCCACTTTACATAATGGGATGGTTGACCGGATTTTTGGTACGGTGTGTTATACTGGCAGTAGCGTCATTGAAACACGGCTACCAATCCGGTAGAGGTAGCACATGAATTTATTTGAGCAAATCCGTGCACGCGCACGGGCTAGAAAACAGATTTCACACCGTCCTGATTTGGCCGGTCGTGTCCACGTCATTCAGCAACGGGGTAACGCCGAACTTCCCCAATTGGAAAATTATTTACAGTATGCCGAAGTGTATCAGGCATACGTGTGGGTACGTAAAGCAATGACACTGATTCACAACGCAATTGCGCCATTGCGTGTGATGGTGGTCGACGGCAAAGGCGAAGAAATTGATGACCATCCATTAACGACGCTTTATGCACATGCCAATGACACCAATTCTGGACATGACCTCTGGGGCGATTGGATCATTTACAAAATGCTTGGCGGTGAAGTGTTTTTTGATTATGTGACATCAGAATCAGGTGAATTGTTGGAGGTGTGGTCACGGCGTCCAGATCGCATGGTCGTGTATCCCGACACATCACCGGAAAGGGCGTTATATCCACGGGTAGCCGGGTATGGTCTGAAACCACATGAGGACATCGTAATCCCGCCAGAAATCATCTGGCACGATAAATTTCTAAACCCATTAAACAAATGGCGGGGCTTGCCAATTATCCAAGCTGTACGCAATTCAATTGTCATTGATGCCTTTGCCCAATCGTGGAGCACACGGAACGGGAAGAAATCGAATTGCAGTTGGCCGAAAAATTTGGTGGCATTGATAACGCCCACAAGCCCATCGTGCTTGAAGATGAGATCATGGATGTAAAGGTCCTCAACTTTACACCTGCCGATGATGTAGCATGGTTGGAGCAACGCAAATTTTCCCGTGATGAAATTGGCGGCATTTTTGGTGTACCTGATGTGCTGATGGGATACGGACCTGAATCATACGACAACGCTGAAAAGATGACTGCCAACCTCACGTATTTCTGGACACTGACCATCAAACCATTGGTTGACGCCCGTGATATTAGTTTGCAGAATTTCCACACCAAAACTCGACAGGACTTAGGTGAAAATGAATTTATCAAGACCGATTTATCACAGGTCGGTGTATTACAGGAAGATTTATTGCCCAAGATCGAACGGGCAGAGCGTTTGTGGCAAATGGGCGTGCCGTTCGATATTTTGGACGAACGGCTCGGTTTGGGCATTGGTTCAATACCGGGCGGCGATACGGGCTATTTGCCGTTCAATCTTGCCCCTGCTGATTCGTTGGCTATGCCACAACCGGCACCAACCAACGAACCGCCAATTGACCTAAATGTGATTGGTGAAATTGTCAAGCAAACAATTGCTGAAATAAACACTAATCATCGTTTGACCGACATTGAAAAAAATGGACCTACCGGCATCGAATACGGGTCACAAAAGCATTGGGCGATTTGGAAACAGCATGACCGATTGTTGAACCAACACGAACGCCTGATGCAACGGAACCTAAAAAAATCATTTCAAGAGCAGCAAAACGATGCGCTTCGTGCCATCCGTGAACATTACAAATCCACCAAAGCGCAAATCGACATCCCGACCACTGATGAAATTTTCAACATGACCCAAGAGACGGCCAGATTGGACCGCCAGTACCGGGTTATTTTTGCCGACACTATCGAATCTTTTGGCCGTGCACAATTGGACGCACTTGGCGTATCGGTGGCGTTTGATGTTTCAAACCCATTGGTCGAATCATACATCCGCGAACGCACCTTCAGATTTGCCAATGACATCAACGAAACCACACAGCAACGAATTGGAGATGTGCTGAGAGAAATCGGCATTGAAGCCAATCAGGAGGGGCTGTCAATTCCCGAAATCCAACGGCGTGTTCACGACGATGTCTCACAAGTGTTCAACGTCCGCAAATCCGATTATGAAACAGAAAGGATTGCACGGACAGAAACGAATCGCAATGCATCGGCGGGAAACATGTCGGCAGGGCGGCAAGCGCGTGAGGCCGGTTTGAATTTGGTCAAAGCATGGTTGGCGTCATTGGATGGGCGGGAACGGGACACGCACCGCGAAGCCCATCGCAGATACCAAGCTGACCCGATTTCATTAGATGACGATTTTCAAGTTGGTGCGTGCAGTGGTGACGGTCCCGGTTTAACCGGGTGTGCCAATGAGGACATCAATTGCAGATGCACGGTCACGTTTGAGGAATTAGACGATTGAACCGCACGCACACACCGCCTGAAACGACGTAAATTTGCCCCGTGTGCGTTTTGGCATGTGGCAATGACAACCAATACATAAAAGGCAGATATATGACAGAGAAAACGAAAGCAAAATCCAACGGACACAACGAAGATTTCACCACGGAAAATATCGCAGTGGCAGCACTAACACCGCATCCACGAAATTATCGTGACCACCCGGAGGACCAATTGGAGCACATCATTGCCAGCATCGAGCAAAACGGGATTTATCGAAATATCATCATTGCAAAGGATAACACCATCCTCGCAGGTCATGGTGTGGTCAAAGCATGCGAGGTGATGGGTATCGAAACAGTACCAGTCAAACGGTTGGACATCGACCCACACAGCCCACGGGCTATACAGGTTTTGACCGGTGACAACGAAATCGCAAATTTGGGTTTGATTGACGACCGTGAATTGTCTGAACTGTTGCGGGATGTGCGTGAAACCGATTACGGGTTATTGGGCACTGGATATGACGACAACATGTTGTCAGCATTGGTGTACCACACACGACCGAAAGAGGAGGTCAATGATTTTGATGCTGCACAGGAATGGGTCGGTATGCCGGAATTTGAGGAAGAAGACCCGCCGATGAAATTGGTCGTTCGTTTTCGCAATCGAGCCGACCGAGATAAATTTGTGGAGTTGATTGGTTTGGACCTGACACCTGATGCGGTGTCGGCATGGTGGCCTTACCGCAAACCTGATGATTTGAAATCTGTAAAATTTTTGGTGCCTGACGATGAGTAAAATACGACCTAAATATCCAGTGTATATACCATCGAAAGGCCGGTATGATGAGTGCTACACGGCTGATTTGATGATCGAAAACGACATGGATTTTCGCATCGTAATCGAACAGCAGGAATACGACCAATATGCTGCCAAATACGGTGAGGATAGGTTGCTGGTATTGCCATTCAGCAATCGTGGTTCTGTCATCCCCGCGCGGAACTGGATGAAACAGCATTCGATTGAGGAAGGTCACGCAAAGCATTGGCAAATCGACGATAATATTACAACGTTCCAGCGACGCTACCGTGGCCGCAAACCACATGTCGACGGAAACATCGCATTGCGGGTGACTGAAGATTTTTGTGACCGGTACGAAAACGTGCCCATCGCTGGCCTCAATTATGAATCGTTCGTTCCGATTTGGACCAAGTTCCCGCCATTTTATCTGAACTCACGTGTGTATTCTTGCACATTGGTTGACAATTCGTTCCCGTACAAATGGCGTGGCAGATACAATGAGGATACAGACATGTGCTTGCAGGTTTTGACGGATGGTCATTGTACGATTTTAATGAACGCTTTTTGTGTCCACAAATTACGCACGATGACCGTCAAGGGTGGCAACACGGACGAATTGTATGGTGGCGATGGGCGGTTGGAAATGGCGCGTTCTTTGCAGCGCAGGTGGCCGCACATTGTAAAAGTGAGGCGACGGTTCAAGCGACCACAACATATTGTTGATTGGACCATTTTTGACAACAAATTAAAACGCAAAAAAGGGATCGACATTCCGGAAGGCATCAACGAATATGGGATGCAATTGAAACAGGTGAGGGACGAAGTTCATTCTGAAAAATTGCAAGAATTTTTGGAGGATTACAAATGACGAAAGAGCCACGTGACCGACCAGAGCCAATCATCACAAATTTAGCCCAACGGGAACCTGTCCGCTGGACGCAACTTGCAAAAACAATCGGGATGATTTTTTATACGATTGTCTGGACAGGAGCACTGGTCGTTTTTATCGACAAGTTTTTCGTGTATTGGTGGCAAAATCCACACCTGACACAAATGGAGATCGTTGTCACACACTGGCGGTATGGCTTGATTTTTTTGGCGGCGTCAATATGGTTTGTGCTGATATTGGACGCTGTCCGGAATTGACACTGTGCCTGACAAAATCTAAAATATCATCAGTTGCCCATGAGGGCAGGAGTAAGAAATGGACGGAAAACGCAACAAAAATTTGAATATCGAAGTGCTAGAACGCAAGCAAGATGGTGGCGATATTATCATCAGTACCGGCACATTGGACCGGGACAAAGATCGCGTATTGCCATCCGGAGCACAGCTAAATAATTACATGAAAAACCCAGTAGTTCAATACGGACACAATTATGGCGAGCCGTGGACTACAGTGGGAAGGACCAACCAACTCAAAATTGTTACAGGTGAAAAATCAGGCATCAAAGCCGACTTTACATTGCGGCCAGCCGCCAACGAAAATGACCCACAAAATATCGTGAGGTTATTGTGGTCTGGTGATTGGATACGAACGGCGTCCATTGGATTTTTGCCGAACTATGACAA